TAACGCCTTTTCCAACGCCTTTGATGCACTGGAACCAGCATGACACGCAAAACTATGCTTGCGCTCCTCGCTCAAGCTGATGCAACGATCGAGGACAATACAGCTGGTAACATCTCGGCTGTAGACGTGCGCCAGATGATCAAGGATGTCATTGACTCGTTCTCACCTGGTTACGGCATCCTGAGTGCTGATACCACGACGCTCCTTGCTCTCGGTGTCACGCCCCAGGTGGTGCACTACTCCACTGTGCTCGCACAGACACCAGAGTACACCGTCCTTGCTTCAGCTGGTACGGTCACGCGCCTAGCACAGGGTCTGCCGACTACTGTCAACCGTATAAGCTTCTACGCTGATGTCGCTACCACCACGGGCAATGAGGTCGCGTTTACCCTCATCCGTAACGGGCTTACGATTCCCGGTGGTACGACAGTTACTGGTCAAGGGGCCGGTAATGTGGCGAATGCCTCGTTCAGCGTCGGTACAACCAGCCCTGATGGTCAGAACTACACCTATGCTGTAAATGCAGCGAAGATCAACGGATCAGCATCAGATGTCGTCTTGACAAACGTGCGGTTCATTTTGGAGTCCGTGCCCACATTGGGCATTTAACTGGAGCAGGCGATGGCCACAGCAGCATACGACGAGAAGGTCTTCGAGGAAGACCAGCAATACGAGGACGACAAGCGTCTCTTCGTGCAGTTTTTCATTGAACCAATCAAGAACGAGATTGCTTCAGAGAAGGCGGGACGACCGATCTTCGATGAAGTGCCCTGCATCCGCATCATGACACCAGGTTCTCGCGATGTCATGGTGCAGAAGGTCAACGAGAGCTACAAGCGCCGCTTCCCGAAGCAGTGGGACAGGTTCGAAAAGCAGCAGGAAGAGGTCGTTGACGGTACCCCGCTCACGCAGGTGCCTTGGCTCACCGTCGGTATCATCGCAGAGCTCAAAGCAGTGAACTGCCATACCCTCGAGCAGCTGGCAACTATGAGCGACACCGCCATGAGCAAGATGATGGGGATGATGGGCTTTCGTCAGAAGGCCCAAAACTTCATCGCGGCTGCCAAAGAGACCGCCCCCTTCACGCAGATGCAGGCCAAGATCGAGGAGCGGGACAACGAGATTACCCTGCTCAAGAATCAACTCGTGGAAATGCAAGCTGCCATTGGCAAGTTGCAGAAGAAGGAGTAAGTCATGGCATACTGGCCCGCTCTTCAGTTGATTACGCAGGTAGCTGCAGAGTTGGGCCTGCCCGTACCCACGACTATCGTGGCGTCCACAGACGTGCAAATCAATCAACTTGTTGCTTTGTCGAACGCGGCAGGCAACGAGTTGGTCCTGTTCTATACCTGGGAACAGCTGATCAAGGAATGGACGTTCACTACAGTCGATGCTACGGCTTCCTACGACCTACCTGAGGACTGGTTGTACTTCACAGATCAAACCCAGTGGGATCGGACGAATCATTGGCCCCTTCTGGGCCCGAAGACAGCTCAGGAATGGGCCTGGTTGAAAGGTGGTTTGCTCGCAGCAGCTCCCCGCATGCGGTACCGTGTCTATCAGAACCAATTCTGGCTCTGGCCAGTGCCCAGTGCAACGCCTTTCACGATGGCAATGGAGTATGTCATTAAGAACTGGGTCATTTCAGCTGTTCCTGCGGCTGATACTCCAGCAGATCTCATTAAACTGGATGGTGATCTTGTCCAGTTCCATCCATGGCTCTTCATGAAGTACCTGAAACTCAAGTTCTACGAGCTAAAGGGCTTCGATACCACTGCGCCGCAGACAGACTTCATGCGCCTCTTCCAATCGCTCTCTGGGAAGAGCAAAGGGGCTCCGAAACTGTCTCTGGCGCCGCATTATCCGCCTTTGTTCATTGGCCCATGGTCCATTCCTGATGGTTCATGGGATACAGGTACGGGACCGTAACCATGGAGATGACGGCCAAGGTCACAACTGTCCCTGCGCCGAGTGGGGGCATCAACGCCTATGATAATCTGGCGGCGATGCCCCCTACTGACGCAATACGGTTGAACAACTTGATTGCCCAGCCCTACGGATGTACTGTTCGTAAGGGTTACCAAGCCCATGCTACTGGCATGCCTGGTCCTGTTGAGACATTGGCTGATTGGGTTTCGCTAGCCGGTGCCCAGAAGTTCTTTGCCTTCTCTGCAAACAAGTTCTACGAGATTACTTCTATTGGTCCAGTAGGCGCAGCGATCTATTCAGGTCTCTCTACTGACTTCTGGCAGAGTGTCTCGATGGTTAGCGCCGCTGGCACGCATACAGTGATGTTCAGTGGTTCTGACAACCCAATTCTCTATAGTCTTACAGGACCTGCGCGACTTTCATTAGGTGATGGCGTCGTTGCCAATACCTGGAAGAATGTTGATCCTTCGACGCTTATCCAGGGTACAGTGCACCAGAAGCGTCTGTGGGGCGTCCAAATTAACACAACTCTCGGTTGGTACCTCCCAACCAATCAAGTATATGGAGTCGCAGCATCATTCAATTTTGGAGCCAACTTTAAACGTGGAGGTTACCTTTCTACGCTGGCAACATGGACAGTTGACGCCGGTGAAGGTTCAGACGATTACCTGGTCGCAGTTTCATCAAATGGGGAAGCTGTTGTCTACGGAGGAATCGACGTCACCGACGCAACCAGCTGGCACCTCATCGGAGTCTACTTCATCGGAACGCCTCCACGTGGTCGCCGGTACTTCTGCAACCTTGCGGGGGATCTGTACTATCTTACTTTGACGGGGGTGGTGTCGATGGCGACGCTAGTCACCTCGACGCAGGTGAACGTCTCTGCCAATAACACGTACAGTCAGAAGATCCAATTCATGCTCAGTGAGCTTCTCACTGATCTTCAAGACCTAGAGGGATGGGAGATCGACTTCTTTCCTGCACCAAACCTTCTGTTCATCAATGTGCCATCAGTCTTTGCTGGTGGTAATGGTCAGATAGTTGCTAACAACATCACTAGAGCGTGGAGCACGTTCAGTGGCATGGATGCGCGTACATGGCACAGGATCGAGAGCGCACCGTATTTCGGCGATGCAGACGGTACAGTTTGGAAAGCACTTTACGGCGACAAAGACGGGACAAACATTCTTGGCGCAGGTGGTACCAACATTCTGTCTGGCGTACAGCAGGCCTATTCAAACTTCGGCATGCCCACAGCGCAGAAGCAGGTAGGAATGTACCGGATGACGTTCATGGGCGCACGCCCCGTTGGATATGCGTCCATTGTTACCTACGACTACGCCCAAACCTCATCGCCAGATGCTACTGGTTCAGGGATATCAGGCGCCTTTGCGCACTGGGACGAAGCACTGTGGGACGTCGGCATGTGGTCAGGTGGTGTCGCCATTCAAAGAGACTGGCGCTCAGCTCAAGGCATGGGTACTACTGCAGCGCTGTCAGCAAACCTATCCACGGAAGCGGAAGCTACGTGGGTGAGTACTGATTACACGATCCGCACGGGCGGTCCTTTGTAACTATTGGAGGTTTGAATGGGAAGTATCGCCAAACATCTGAAGCCGCCTGGAATGGGCGGCAAAGGTGGTAAGCTACCAGTACCGCCTGGCTTGGGCGCACTCAGCAAGTTCGCACCCCCGGGTGCACCACCGCTACCCGGAATGGGCGGCAAAGGAGGAAAGAGCATGTCAGCACCCACAGGTGTTCCTGGCGCACCGGCAGGTCCGCCCCCGATCGTTGGCGCAGGTGGCGTCGCACAAGGCGCCACGCCGCAAGGCTTCGGTGCCACTTCAGTAGGTACCAGTCCGGTGATGGATCAGCAAGCTCAGGCGTACTCGCCCGGCTTCGGGGGTCGGCATCGGATGGGTTTCCATGGTGGTGGTCTTCCGCCTGGTATCGATCCTCAGGCCGTCGCTGCGAACCCGCAGGGCTACCAGCAATGGCAACAAGCCAAAGCCATGCAAGGACAAGGTGCCGTGCAACCTGGCATGCAAGGCGGCATGACAGACCCGAATGCAGGCGCACCAAATAGCCCCCCTTCAGCTACTGGTCTGCTCGGCAATGCACCGCCGGAGGTCCAACAGCAACTGCAGCAACAAGGACCGCAGGTACCAGGTGGTGGCGCTGGGCCGAGTGATCAAGCAGCGCAGATGATGCAGGCCATGGCGCAAGCCAAGGCGCTGCGTACTCAGCCGCAACAACAAGCACCTGGTGTGGGTCAGCAGTACGAAAGCACCGGTGCATGATCAAAACGGACGAGCAGGCGATGCTCGTAGCCTGGTTATGCGAGCGCCTCGAACTAATACCAACTGCTGCGGTGATGGCAATTGGTAGTGTCAACGAGAAAGGGGAGTTATTAGGCGTTGCAGGGTATGACAACTACAACGGCTCTGCTGTGGACATGCACATGGCAGGTACCGCTGGTTGGTGGAACAAGGCGTTCCTGCATTATGCTTTCTATTACCCCTTCGTGGAATTAGGATGTAAGATTGCGATCGGAAAGGTAGCTGGTAAGAATAAACTAG